TGCCAAACTAGAAAAAGCCATAACGCAAAAGTATGGCGAAGAAACCATCAACAATCCTCGCCGTTTTTGGTCCGAGGACAAAGAAAAAGAATACATCCAACAGTCTCTAGAAGAGCGACAGAAGTTCGCCAAATTGTCAGAGACCCAGGACAAAGTAGAAGAAGACGGATTTTTAATAAATAAAAAACTACTTACTAGAGACCATAATAGGACTTGTCCTGTTTGTCGTAAATATTCTTTTCGTTCCCAAGACGATATGTATATGAATAAGTTTGAAGCATGCTACAAGTGCTATATACAGTGGGTCGAAGGAAGAGAAGAAAAATGGAAATCCGGGTGGAGACCTAATAAGGAACAATAACATGGCTACAGTATACGAAATAATTCAAGGAATCAATCAAGCGGCTGCAAACGGCGCTTGGGACGGCGCGCATTCGGCGGACCTGGCAGCAGACGGCAAAGCCCGCACAGCGGGACTCAAGCGCGAAGAGGGTCATTTTATCAATGACCGTCGTGTCATGGATGGCTTTCAGGTCAAGTTCATGGGACCCCTCATGCGGCTCACATATCAGTCAGAAACTCTCATCAAGGATGTGAAGAAGAACGATTTTGAAGATACGGTTGTTAGTCAACTAAAGGAAATTGTTAAGTTTCTTAAGAAAGAATACAAAGCGATTACCGGCGACACTCTGACCTTGACCCTTGAAGGTGAGCATCACATCTTGGTACAGCGAATGTCTAATTATCGGACTGATGTTCAGGCCCATTGCGACTATCGTATTGGCGGACTTAAGGCTGTCGATGATCTTCAAAAGGATGCGAAGAAGAGAGACATAGATACAGCCGTGAAGGACTGGCTAGCCCAAGGACCCAAGAATAAGCGCCCAAAGAACGATACTCGCAAAGGTAAGTAGCGGATGTTATGGGGAATGCGCTAACAAAGCAAGAGATATTAAAAGAGATCGTCAAGGCCGGCAAAGATCCGGTTTACTTTACAATAAACTATTGTCGCATTTCCCACCCCCAAAGAGGACTGATCCCGTTTAAGGCGTACGACTATCAGCAAGAAATGCTGAGAGACTTTAACGACTATCGCTTCAATATAATTCTTAAGGCGCGCCAGCTTGGGATATCTACTATCTCAGCTGCCTATATTGCGTGGCTGATGCTTTTTCATCGCGATAAGAACATCCTTGTTGTTGCCACTAAACTTCAAACCGCCACCAACTTAGTTAAAAAAGTAAAAGCTATCATCAAGAATCTTCCGGATTGGATGAGGATCAGTGATATCGAGATTGATAATCGCACATCCTTTGAATTAAAAAATGGATCTCAGATCAAAGGCTCTTCCACATCAGGCGATGCAGGCCGTTCGGAAGCGCTGTCATTGCTCGTCATTGATGAGGCCGCCCACGTTGAAAAGCTTGGCGAACTCTGGACCGCGCTGTATCCCACCCTCTCTACTGGTGGTCGTTGTATAGCTCTTTCCACTCCTAATGGCGTTGGTAACTGGTTCCATCAGAACTGCGTCGAGGCCGAAGCCGGAACAAATGCCTTCAACCTGACCACGCTCTTGTGGGATGTTCATCCCGACCGCGATAAAGCCTGGTTTGATAAAGAAACCAGAAACATGTCTAGACGCCAGATTGCGCAGGAGCTAGAGTGTAACTTCAATGTTTCAGGCGAGACGGTTATTCATCCCGACGATATTCAGTGGTATTTGGAAAGAGTGGTGGGTCCCGAATATCGTACTGGTTTCGACCGCAACTATTGGATTTGGAAGAAGTATGACGCAACAAAACCATATCTTATAGTGGCAGATGTCGCGCGAGGCGACGGAAAAGATAACAGCGCCTTTCATATCATGGAACTGGAATCCATGGAAGTCGTAGCTGAATATGTCGGCAAGCCCACCCCCGACGATTTTGCGGACATCCTGTATGGCGTGGCATCAGAATATGGTAACCCCATGTTGGTTATAGAAAACAACAACATAGGCTATGCGGTACTTAAAAAGTTGCTGGATAAAGAGTATCATAACTTATATCATTCACGAAAGGGTGATCATCAATATGTGGACCCTGTTGCGGCACAGTGGCAGTCTAATGTCATTCCCGGCTTCACTACGTCTTCGAAAACACGACCATTGATTGTGGCGAAGATGGAAGAGTTTATGAGAAACAAACTAATTAAGATTAACTCAACGCGATTACTATCAGAAATGAAAACATTTATTTGGAAAGCAGGGCGCCCACAGGCAATGCGCAGTTATAACGATGATTTGGTGATGTCCTTTGCAATTGGTTGTTGGGTAAGAGATACGGTGATTGTGGAAAGTCAAAAAAATGTAGAATACGATAAGCAGATGCTGTCATCTATTTCTACGTCTAAAACAAATATTTCGACCACGATCCCGGGAATGCACGGACACAAAATGACAAAAGAGAATCAACGTTCGCAAGAAGGTAAGGCGTTTAATGATCAATACCTTGCTTTGATAAAAGGATAAGAAATGGCCAGAAACGACAAGAATTTGAGAAACCCCGCATCTCCTCTGTTTAAGAGGTTGACGAGATTACTGTCAGGACCGCTGGTTAACTATCAGCAGCAAAATGTTCGTCAGGACCGCCGGAGCAATTTAGATAAATATCGGTACCGTTTCCGTTCCATGAGCGGACAGGAGTTCAAACGCGCTGATAATAATATGGGTCAGAGTTTCAACATGTTGACCTCGGCCGCATTTCGCAGTCAGAACCGAGCAGAACGATATATTGATTTTGAACAGATGGAATACATGCCAGAGATTGCGTCTGCAATAGATATTTATGCGGACGAGATGACAACTTCAAATTCGTTTGAGCCCCTATTAAATGTTAAGTGTACTAACCTTGAGATTAAAACAATCCTTCATTCTTTATATTATGATGTATTGAACATTGAGTTTAATGCATTCGGCTGGGCTCGCTCGATGTGTAAATATGGAGACTTTTTTCTATATCTAGACGTCGATGATGAGATGGGAGTTACCTCGGTCATTGGAATGCCCAATAATGAAGTGGAACGACTAGAGGGACAAGATCCCACAAACCCAAATTATATACAGTATCAGTGGAATGGCGCTGGCATGACATTCGAGAACTGGCAGGTTGCACACTTCAGAATTCTGGGTAACGACCGCCACGCGCCTTATGGCACCTCAGTCCTGGACCCCGCTCGCCGCATCTGGCGGCAGCTGTGTTTGTTAGAAGATGCGATGATTGCATACCGAGTTGTCCGTGCACCTGAGCGCCGCATATTTCAGATTGATGTTGGCAATATTCCACCCCAGGATGTAGCCCAATATATGGAAAAAGTTAAAACTGAGATGAAGCGCAACCAGCTGGTAGACGCTAACACCGGTCGCGTGGACCTTCGTTATAATCCTTTGTCACTTGAAGAAGATTATTTCATTCCGATGCGAGGGGGTGTTGGTTCCGACATCAAGTCCCTCCCAGGCGCAGCGAGCCTCAATGATATTGATGATGTCAAGTATATGAGAGATAAGTTGTTTGCTGCTATTAAAGTGCCGCAGGCTTATCTGACAAACTTAGAAGGCGCTGATGAAGACAAGACCACTTTGGCCCAGAAGGATATCCGTTTCGCACGCACAATCCAGAGACTGCAACGCGCCGTGGTGGCTGAACTAGAAAAGATCGGCGTCGTTCATTTGTATACCCTAGGCTTTCGCGGCGACGATTTAATCAACTTTGAATTAGAACTTAACAATCCTTCTCGTCTTGCAGAACTCCAGCAGCTGGAATACATGCGTACCAAGTTTGATGTTGCAAATGCTGTTCCCGAAGGGACATACAGCAAGCGCTGGGTGGGACACAACATCCTCGGACTCTCTGATGATGAGTTCCTGCGCAACCAGCGGGAGTCATTCTATGATCGTAAGTATCAGCAAGCTCTTGAAGCTGTCACTGAACAAGGCGCCGAAGATGCTTTGGGTGGCGAAATGGGTGGCGATGACCTGGGCCTCGGCGATGATCTGGGTGGCGACGAATTGGGGGGAGACGAGCTTGGAGGCGACCTCGGTGGCGCAGAACCGGCCGGAGAAGAGTCCCCGTTACTGGCGGCACCCGGGCGGCGAGATGATATGAAGGAAGGAGATGCGAATGTGCGCGACTACGATAAGAGTTCTTATAAAACCGTAGCCCAGCGCGGAGGAGATCAACGCCGGTCCGGACGATCGGGACCAAATAGTAAAACGATAAAGGCGCTGCACAATGTGGAGGCACTCCGAGGCGAGACTTCACGCTCCCGAAAACCTCAGGGTTATATCCCAGACGTAAGGTTTGGTCTGGAAGAGCAAAAACAATCTACTTATAATACTAGCGAGACCCGACTGCTCGAAAACACACGCAGTGTTCGGAAGTTAGTCGAGCAATTAGAGAAAAAAGAGGCACAAGAAGATGAAGCACAATAAAAAACGAAATACCGCATTCATTTATGAGACCCTAACACGAGAGCTCACTAGAGCTGTTGTCAATAAAGACCGAGCTACCAAACAGAAGATCGGCTCGATACTTAAAGAGTTCTTTTCCAAGGGGTGCATCCTAGCACAAGAGCTAGAGTTATACACAGCTTTGTTGGAGACCGTTAATATACATCCGAAAGTAGCAGAACGACTGCTCCATGAAACTAAGGTGGCACACCAAGCGCTGGATGAAAATAGTATCTTTAGTGCTCAAAGTAGGATTATCGCTGCAATTAATAAGGAAGTCAGCCCGGATGTATGGGGGAACTTTGTTCCTAATTTTAAATCTTTAGCTTCGGTAAACGCTATTTTTAATTCTAAAGCCGCCGTTAAGAAAAGAGTCCTATTCGAACAGATGATCGTAGACAGAATGTCGTCCGCGCCCTCAACGAGAGCTGATGATACCCTGCAGCCTCTGGACAATCTAACATATAATTCATTTATTAACAAGTTTAATGATAAGTACACCAACCTGCTTTCCGAGCAAAAAGACTTATTAAATCGTTATATCACGAGTTTTGCGGACGAGGGATTTGAACTCAGGCTTTATCTTAATGAAGAGCTTCGCCGGCTTAAGGCCACGCTGTCGGCACACGATAGTAAATCACGGTCGGTCTCTACCAAGATAACAGAGGTAGTAGAGTATCTTGAGGGCTTTCGAAAGAGAGACTTTGTAGATACAGACCTAAACAAGGTTTTGCAAACCCAAGAATTAGTTCGGGAGCTGGCTTTAAAATGATTAAAATTAAGATCGGTGGACCTCAGGCGACCATAGAAATTAATGCGCGCAAGGGACTCGATGGTTCTTTGTTGATCATGGATCACAAAAAGATTGATATTGCTGTAATGCCGGAACAAAATAAAGTTGTGAGCTTTCCCAAGACAACCGCCACTGAAGATGTTTATGATTATCAAAATCGCCTGTTTGAGCTTTTAGCAGATAAAGGTATCGTCGACCGCGCATCGGTTCAGGGAGGACATGTGTTCCGATCCCTTGAGGCGGATATCTTTGAGAACACAGAAGTTAATCCACTACAGGCTGCAGTTTTCGTTATAACTGAGTTTCTCATTGAGGAAGCAGAGAACGAGCGCGTCGCCGATCAGTACGAGAAAGAAGTTGAAGATATGTACACGCATCCCGACGATCGTGATTCTACCGAGTATGGCGAAGTGCCGCAGTATGCCCAGAAGGGCTCGCAGTCCCCGGGTTACTACTACAGTCCCCTCCGCAATAGGTATTAGAGTGGAATTACTACATTTTATACTTGCCGCTTACGGCATGACATTTATTATTATACATGGACATATCTTTAATAAGATACGCCCAGAGTGTGCTTCCTGGGGTGGCTTCGGCCGCTTATTCCATTGCCACTTGTGTATGGGATTTTGGGTCGGTGTGTTTCTGTGGGGCATAAGTCCATATACAGAACTATTTAGTTTTAGCAATCAGCCTATGACAGCATTTATGTGCGGTTGTATTAGTGCTGGAACATCATACTTTTTGAGTATGTTGGTCGAGGATTACGGGATCCGTGTGGTCCACAAAGGAGGTGAGCAATCATGAAAAAATGGATGATCCAACCAGTTCGACGATGCTGCTCAGGCAGTTGACTACTTTAAAGGAATAATATTATGGCGCGCAGAAAAAATGTAAAACGAATAGATCCAAGGTACTTCTTGCACGAGACAGTATTGCGGGAGGGGGATGATGTCCCCGGACTAGGCAACATCGAAGACATTAAGGATATGGCACTGGCACTCATGAAGGTGCCGGCCGTCATGGACTTTGTTGAAGAGCAGACAGCAAATCCTGAAATTCAAGCGATCGCCCAACAAGCAGCTGAAGGTGGACAGATTAACGAGCTGGGACCACAGTCCCAGGATTTGGAGTCAGCAGCCACGGCCGCCATGGCCGGCTCAGCCGCACTCGGCATCGGCGGAATAGCCGCGGCAATTGAGGGAAATGCACTTGCCGTCGCGGGATTTCTCCCATCGGTCGCAGCTGCAGCCGCAAAATCTACGGCCGCAATGACAACCCTAGGACTGTCCGGCGGGGTCGCTCTGGGAGCACTTGCTCTGATTTTGCTCATGGCGTCCCAGGTGAATTCGGACCGGTAATAAACAATGGCACAACTTCTCCGAGAATTTTATGAACTATGCGAAGGCGGCGTCTGTCAGGATCTACTGACGGAAGCCGAGAAGAGAGAAATTCGGGAAAACAATGCCATGTTCATTACGGGCAAGCTCCAAGAAGGTGGTGTCCTCAATGGAAATCAGCGCATGTATCCGCCTGATATTATGGAGCGCGAAGTAAAGAAATACTCCGAGA